AGCTAGTCATTGATTATATTGAAGGTCGTACAGAAGCAATTCCACCGATTCAGAAAGATGAGGATGTTGATTTTGCTGAACAACTTTCACAGCGTATAAAGAATGGTGAATTTGAGATTCATCAAATTCTTGCAAGTGAGATTGCTAGATATTCTCGCAATCAAGTTCGTAGTAAGGATAAAGATTTAGAGAACATTCGTAAGATCCGCACCGCAATTATGGAAGATCCAGCGAGCGCTCGACAAATCTATGGTCCAATTGTTGTCGTTGTTAAGTCAAATGGAAAAATGATTATTGATGGTAATAGTCGTTTTGAAGCTGCTAATGGAATAGTTGGTTGGGAAACACTTCCAGTTGTTTTCATTAATGAGAGTGAGTTTGGTGAAACAGAGTTACAACGTCAAGACAACTATGATCTTGTTGGTCTTTATGAAAACAAACCATCTAAAGAAATTAAGTCTTCTAACAGCTGGAATGATTTAAAACGCAATGTGACAAATTATATTCATCGTCACAATTTTGATCTTTCTAAACCAAGTCATGTTGATCGCGCACGACAGGTAATCTATTCACGATTTACTAAAGTTTGCGATTCAAGACAACAGCTTAATGGTATACTTGTTTCTATTATTAACGACAACGAAAAGAAACTTGCTGAATTAAAGTATGAGAAAAATCTTCTCACATATGATTCGGCTTTCGTTGAGCGTTATAAATGGGAGAAGTATGTATCGAAAGATATATCTTGCGTTTTCATTAAAGCTTCTGAAGCAAAGTTTGCAAAGGCTATCGGGTATATTCATAACGCAATGTATTCTGATAAATTGCATAAGGGTGCTATCGTTTTCTACTATGACAGCAAAAGTGAGCTTGTTACTGAAGAAAAAGAAAAGCACATCGAAAAGCTAAAGCAAATTATAAAGTTTGCTAAATTACCAATAACTGTTGAGGTTCTCCCTGCATTCGCGGACTAAAGACTTTATTAACTGGTATCGCTGGTCACTTTCAATTAAAGATTGTGATCCAGCGATATTCATGACCAACTACTTGTTCCGTAGATTCGAGCATAACAAAGAACAAAAACTTTGGATTGCTTGGCTCTACGGCACAACGTATTATCTTCCCACAACTTGGGTTATCTGGAATGAGTTTCCAGACATGGAATTGGTTGGCGTTGATCGATTAACAAAATGGAACAACGAAAACTATAAACGTCTACGCTACCAAACTGACACTAAATGGAACAAAGGTCATTTACCAGCTCAGTTTGTTTCTTACAAAAATTGGGTTGATAATCGTTCGCAACGAGAAACATTTGCGCCTTTCGTTGATTCATCACCACAAGAAAACTTTGATCGTCTTTGGTTAGAAGTAAAAAGCAAATTCCATAAGTTCGGTCGCTATTCAACTTGGTTCTATTTACAGACACTGAAGCAGTGTTGTGACATGCCAATTGAACCAAGCAATCTAATGCTTAATGATCATGATGGTTCTCGTTCTCATCGCAATGGTCTTTGTATGGCTGTTGGTGAGGATGATTGGTATGATCAAAAGCTGACTAGCAAACAGCTAGAATATCTTGATGAACAGGCGAATTATATCTTACAACAAGTAAGAGAAGAGTTTCCTAACACTGATTACTTTGATATGGAAACATGCCTGTGTTCATTTAAAAAACTTTTCAGAACTAAGCATGGTCGATATCTTGGTTACTATATAGATAGACAAGCTGAAGAAATCGCACAATGTGAAAAAGATGGTTGGTTTGGTATTGACTGGCAACCATTGTGGGACTCTAGAGTTGAAACTTTACAAAAAAAGTTATTGACTAATAAGATAGATAATAGTAAAATGAGTCTATACTTAGAAAATGAAATACTTGATGCAACAGGACTATTTGAACATAAACCAATAGGTCTTGAATCTTTTTTGGAGTGATAATGAAAGTAATTGCGATTGGTGGTAATCCAGGTAGTGGCAAAACTACTCTGATGAAAAGAATCATTGAACATTATGGTGTGACTCCAAAATATGATGAAGTCAAACTTGTTCCATATCTTCAAAACAATAATCTTTACATTTTAGGAAAGTATGAGGAAGGCGAAACATTCGCTGGTACTGACCGCATGTCAATGGCAGTACAACCTGAAGCTATCAAATTTTTATCTTGCCTTCCTGTTGATTCTATAGTATTATATGAAGGTGATAGATTATTCACTGCTTCATTTCTTGAAGATTGCGCTGACAAGTATGATTTGTCAATTATTCATTTAGAAACAACAGCTGATGTAAGACAGGAAAGATATAAAGAGCGTGGTAGCAATCAGAATGCTACTTGGTTGGCTGGACGCGAAAGCAAGATCAGCAACATATTATCTAATCTTACATTATCAATGCATGTTGAAAGTTATCAGAATAATAATCAAGAAGAACAGCAAGGAGTATTTAATGCGATTGTGGAGAAAATCGATGCCGATGCCTGAAGATTATTACGATAACAAAAAAGAAAAAATTGACTATAAATATGCAGAAGGACAGATTATTGCTGACTTCAAAGCCTATATAGATCAGACATACTCTCAGCACTATAAAACCGATGATAATAAGATAGAATGTTTCGATGCGTGGATTGCTCTCGGTGACTCAATGCCCACCTTCCGTAACACAGCTCTCAAATATCTTTGGCGATATGGTAAAAAGGGTGGCAGCAATAAAGCTGACTTAATGAAAACATTGCATTACGTTTTAATGTGTTTGTACGTAAATCATTATCTCAAGAAAGGTGATTAAAGAATGGAAATAAAAATTGACATGGAAAAGTTGCGTGAACGTGGTTTGTTCGTAGCAACTCCGATGTATGGCGGTCAGTGCGCTGGTATGTTTGCTAAGTCATGCGCTGACTTATCTGCTATTTGTACTCAGTATGGTATTCCTTTACAGTTTTACTTTTTGTTTAATGAGTCTTTGATTACGCGTGCTCGCAATTATTGCTGCGATGAGTTTTATCGCGCTTCTGCACAACATATGATGTTCATCGATTCTGACATCGGTTTCAATCCACAAGACGTTATTGCTCTCATGGCTCTTCAAGCGAATGAACCAGAGAAGTATGAGATCATCGGTGGTCCATATCCTAAGAAGTGCATCAGCTGGGAAAAAATTAAGCTTGCAGTTGATAAGGGTATTGCTGACGAAGATCCAAACGTGCTTGAGAAGTTCGTTGGTGACTATGTGTTTAATCCTAAAGGTGGACAACAGTCAATTCGTATTGATGAGCCAGTTGAAGTTCTTGAAATTGGTACAGGATTTATGATGATCACTAAAGATGCATTCACAAAGTTCAACGAAAAATATCCTGAATATCTGTATCGTCCTGACCATGTTCGTACAGAACATTTTGATGGTAGCCGTAAGATTATGATGTACTTCCAAGCAGAGGTTGATCCTAAGTCAGAACGCTATCTTTCAGAAGATTATTGGTTCTGTCAGAAAGCTCAGGAAGCAAATATTCGTACTTGGTTCTGCCCATGGATGAAGTTGCAACACGTTGGCAGCTATATCTTCGGTGGTTCATTAGCAGATCTTGCAGCAATTGGTGCAGCAGCAACAGCTGATCCAACTGCTCTTGGTGGTAAGAAAAAGAAGAAGTGAGGTAATATAATATGATGATTGAATTGACACACCCAGAACCAAATTATGAATTGTGGGTGGATGCTATGGATATTGTTGTGATGGAACGATACACTAAACCAAAGTCTATCATTATCACAGCGAATGACGAACGTCCCAATGTTACGGCATTGGTTCTAAAATCAGGCAAGATTATTTCTTGTATGGAAACTCCATCTGAAATTATGGCAATCGTGAAAGGACAAATTTAATGAAACTCGAAGCAAAAACATTGGCAGTTCTCAAGAACTATGCGCTGATAAATCCATCAATTCTTTTCAAGGAAGGTGATGTTATCTCAACAATCTCACCATCTAAGTCAATTCTCGCAAAGGCAAAGGTGCCAAATACTTTTAGCCGTCGCTGCGCAGTTTATGAATTGACAAAGCTTCTTGGTGGTATTTCTATCGCTGAAGATCCAGAAATTTCTTTTGATACTGGTTCAGTTATTATCAAGGATAAGCGTAGCGTTCAGAAGATTCCTTATACTCCAGAGGAATCAATCAAAACTCCTCCAGAAAAGAATATCGTTCTTGGTTCAACAGCTGTTACTCTTTCTGTAACTGATGCTGATATTAAGAATGTTATTAAGGCAGCTGGTAACTATGGATTGCCTGAGATTGCTTTCGTTGGTGATGGTGAAACATTAGCATTCCAAGCAGTTGATGCTAAAAATCCTAACAGCTCATCATACAGCATTCCTGTCGGTACAACGGATAAGTCTTTCCGTGTTATCTTCAAGGTAGAAAACATTTTGAAGTTGATGGCTGGTGATTATCAAGTTGTTATTTGCGCCAAGCCTCTGGTTGCTCACTTCAAGAATGATGATATTGAGTATTGGGTAGCAGTGGAAACAACGTCAAATTTCGATTGACATTTCACTTGGGGAGAGGTATAGTAATACTTCTCCCACTTTTTTATATTATGGAGTATGTGAATGAAAGAATTTCTTTGGGTTGAAAAATATCGTCCTAAGACTATTGAAGATACAATTTTACCAGCTGATCTAAAAACAACTTTCCAACAGTTTGTAGATCAGCAAAACATTCCTAATCTTATTCTATCTGGTACAGCTGGTGTTGGTAAAACAACAGTAGCTCGTGCTATGTTAGAACAACTTGGTTGTGACTATATCGTAATTAACGGAAGTATGAATGGCAACATCGATACTCTGCGTAATGAAATTTTAAACTTCGCCTCAACTATCTCTTTCTCTGGAGGTCGAAAGTATGTTATCCTCGATGAGGCAGATTATCTTAACGCAAACTCAACACAACCAGCTCTTAGAAACTTTATGGAAGAATTCAGCGCTAATTGCGGATTCATCCTAACATGTAACTTTAAGAATAGGATTATCGAACCACTCCATTCGCGTTGTTCGGTTGTAGATTTTAAGATCAGCAAAAAAGATATGAGCAAGCTTGCTGCTGAGTTCTTCAAGCGTGTTCAAACAATTCTTTCAACTGAGAATGTAGAATATGACAAGGCAGTTGTAGCTGAAGTCATCAAGAAACATTTCCCAGATTGGCGTCGTGTTCTGAACGAACTGCAGCGTTATGCAGCCACAGGTAAAATTGACAGCGGTATCTTATCTAACATTCAAGAAACTTCTTTGAAAGAGCTTCTTATTTTGATCAAGGATAAGAACTTCACAGCTGTTCGTAAGTGGGTTGCTGAAACATCTGAAAACACAGATGATGTTTTCCGTAAGCTCTATGATATTTGCGCTGAACATTTCACTTCAGCTTATATTCCAGCGTTAGTTCTAACTATCGCAAAGTATCAGTATCAGGCTGCATTTGCTGCAGATCATGAAGTGAATTTGGCTGCTTGTTTGGCAGAGATTATGATCGAGTGCGAGTTCAAATGACCCCATTCGATTATACCAACGCCATCACACAGAACAAGAAGCAACTGATCGTAGACGAGGCGACAGAGAAAGCATACAGTCCATTTATGACTAACAGAGGGCTATCTTACTTTGTGGATTGCCTTCTGCATGCCAATGAGATGAATATCAACCCGCATCTAGATAAAAAACTTCAATTCGACTATCTAATAAATAGTATACGTGCCGCGAAGCGATATGCTAAGTGGGGCAAACGGAAAGAGGATAAAGATCTAGAATTGGTTCGTGAGTACTATGGTTACAACCACCGAAGAGCCAAAGAAGCTCTATCTATTCTTTCTTCCGAACAGATCGAAATGATAAGAAGAAAATTAGAAAAAGGTGGATAGAATGACTACAGTAGATTCGCTCATTGAAGTGAAAATAGCCGAAGAAGAAGACTTCTTGAAGATAAAAGAAACTCTAACACGTATTGGCGTTGCTTCTCGTAAAGACCAAAAGTTGTATCAATCTTGCCATATTCTGCATAAGCAGGGCAAGTATTACATCGTTCATTTCAAAGAGCTATTTGCTCTTGATGGTAAGCCATCAGACTTCACAGCTGAAGACAAAGGTCGTCGTAACACGATCATTCAGTTGCTTGAGGAATGGGGTCTTGTAAAAGTTGTTGAAGCAGATAGCATCAAAGAACCAAAAGCTCCAATGTCACAAGTGAAGATTATTCCTCACAAGGACAAAGCAAATTGGACACTTGAGGCTAAATATAACATTGGTAGAAAGAAAAAGTAGATGTTCAAAATCTTTAAGATGAAGCCGAAAACTACGGCAGATGTGAAAATTGAACAAGTAATAAAATTATTGTTTCCTCCTCTGGAACTTCATGTCGATAAAGAAGGAAACAAGTTCCATATCGATCATTCGGTCGATTCTAATCTAGAAGCTGCACTAATGGATCTTGAGGAAGGGCATAATGATATTGCCAGCCAAAAGACAATTCGTAGTGTATCCGATCAATTGATTAAGGTTCGTAAACTGCTAGAGGCGTATCAAGAAATCGACGCCGAAGCAAAATACTTTATCGCAGAAGATCCAGAGGATAAAATGAATGTTGAAAAAATACAAGCTTCAGATAGCTTCAATTGATAAGTTTATCGATTCACTTGAAGAGATGATCGATGCACGTGATGATATGTGGGATGAAGAAAAGTATTCCAACTATCGTGAAATGTGGAAGATAAAAAACGAAAGATATTTACCAGCCAAAGAAGCACTGAAAGAAGCTCTCCATGATTTCGTTGTTGAAGTCATGGAAGAGGAAGAAGCTGAGCAATAAAAAGTTATTGTTAAGCCGAAAATAGTTATTGACATTTTTGTGTTTGGAAGTATAATATAAGCCTAACTTGGAAAGGAAGCCAGAATGTTAGACCTCAGCTATATTTACAAGAGCTTTCAAGAGCTTGACAATATCAACGACAAAATCGCCTATTTGCAAAGCTTAGAAAATCTTAACCATAACTACGACTTCAATATCAAAAATCTAATCACCGCATGGGAGCAGCTCGGCAAAAAGCTAGAAGCCGAAGCTGAGCAATAAAAAAAGTTATTGCTAAGATCAAATATCCCTTTACTTTTATTAGAATTGGGGGTATCATATATGTATTGGTTGGAAAGGACGTTATAATGAACAGTTACGAAATTACCTTAGCAATAAGCCCATTCATAGCATTTTTCATTATAATAGCTATCGGGTTTGGTTTTGCACACTACTTTGACGTGAAAGGTCAGTAATATGATGGAATTCAATAACTTCGAAGCTTCCCACGACGCACTCCAAATGAAATATCAAATTTACGGTGACTACGGTCTCGATTCGCAGAATCTTCTCGAAGAGTTCAAATTTATCGAAACGGCTCGTGGTTGGTTCAAGAAGTATACTCTTCGTGATATCGGTGGCTATTCCAACATATCGTTGGTGACTGCTTCTGGTGAAGTTCTTAATTGTGTTGAGGAGCTGATGCTATGATCTGGGTTGCATATAACCACAATGGTCGTGAGATTTGCCGTAATGTTGACTTCGGTAATTTGATGGAAGAGGTTATGTTCTACGAAGAACAAACTGGTAACAAGTGCACAGTAGCTCAAGTTGAGGTTTGATATGAATAAGCCAAGGTATATGGATTGCGTTAATGTTGCGCAAGAAATTCGTAACATTTTGCTAAATGCGAAAGAGTTTGGCTATTCAAAGTCAGACTTAGAAATTGAGATTGAAGAACTTGCAGATAAGATAGATGATGATCACTGCGAGTATATGACTCAGCTTTATGTTAAAGAAGAGGTTTGATATGATTATCGATGAGTATGACTTTGAGAAAACAGCTCAAGCTGTCTTTATTATGAATCCTTCGGCTCAAGAGCTCTATAGCGATTGGCAAGAACTACGCTCTTTCATGGTTTCGATGGCGTATCGTAATGGTGACAAAACAACATCTTTCAGTACTGGTGGGTTTCAGCTGACCTTCTTTAAAGCCAGTGACGGAGAAACTTGCTGTCGTGCTTCGGTCTGTGGTTCAGTAGCTTTGCAATATGCTGAGAAACATTGGGATTTTGCAAAGAGATTGAAAGAAGAACTAGAATGGCATGCGCAATGAACAAGAGACAGCTCACACTCAAGAACATGATTGACGCTGGTATCATTCCTACAGTGATTGATTCAACGTCAATTTGGAAAGAAAATGAAGACGACATCCCCTTTCATTG